GAGTCTGCCTGTAAATCCAAATCCTCTGAACCAGTAGTTATAGAATCGAGTTTGATGGTAGTGTTCCCATCTGCATATTGAGTGCTTCCAACTACCAAATCAGCGTTGTTAGTTTGAAAGGTAGCCCAGGTAATCGAACCATCTACATTGTTTTCTTTATATGATAATGACCCAGCAGCTAAATTCACAAAAGTATTATAGCTAAGACAAAGGTTAGTGGGTTTAACGGTTGCCGGTAAGTCGGCAAGGGTTTGGGCCGCGTGGGCTTCAGCACCATCGGCATAAGGGGTGTCCCGCTGATTCCAAGAAAAAGGAAACCGGCAGAAACTATACAAAAGAGATTGTTGTAAACGTAGATATTTTCATTTCCAAGCAACACTCCGGCGGCATTTTCCAGATCATCTTCAACTCGACTTATCGTAACCCCGCCAAGTAAACTTGTGTTGTTATAGATATAAACATCCTTAACGCTTTTTAAGACAAACGCTGTACCAAAATTGCCGGTAGCGGTAGACGCTCCATAAATATAGTTATTTCTCGCCACAGCATTAATAACTTGGTTGGATAAGCCTAAAGCCACATCTCCAGTACAAGATTCCCCTAACCCAACAGCAGCAATAGAGCAGTTATGAATCTTATTCTGTTCAATTAGTATATCTTGACTACAGCCCTTACATAAAATCCCAATACTCTTGGTATCGTAAATCTCATTTCCTCTTATTATTAAAGCCCAACTTCCGCCACCATCAGGGGTGGGTTTAGTTCCTGTAACTACTACGTGATGACTTGCCGTATCAAAACCGTTTTCTGCAATATGATGAATAATATTATTGTAGATTAACACCCCATGTTTATCTGTACCGGGAACAAATCTAATGCCATCACCACTCCCACCATCATAGGCAAGATCACCATTAGATATATCGCAGTTCTGTATAGTTATGTGGCTATCTGCTATCTGAATAACATTATAGTTTCCAACTGCTGTCCTAATTAACGTAAGACCATCAACCGTAGAACCTTCTGAGCCAGACGGGAAAGACAATACCGGATTACCTGCATAAGAACTTGTTATTACAGGAGTCTCACCTGGATATGCTTTTAGTGTTACTCCTGCCAGGTCTACATCTATTTTTGCGGTTTCAGTATAAGCTCCACCCCTAAAGTATAAGGTATCTCCAGCTCCCAACTTGTCCACAGAAGTAGAGGGCATAGGCCCCCAGGGAGCCGCCAGTGAACCGGCTGCACCATCGCTACCCGTTGGAGAGATATAATAATCAGTTCCAAATACTATTGATGGTAAAAATAGTATTAGAAAAATAAGGAGTATTTTTTCATACAGAACCCTTAATAACTTTGCAAAAACTCTACTCTTACATAACTAATGTCACTGTGTCAGTAGCATCATCACTCCCGATCCTACACTTTATTGTCTTAGCACCTCCAGCAAAGTCAGTTGTATCTACAGCCTGGTCATAAATAACGTGCTGACCATTGACAAGTAGTGTTCCAGTACAGAACTGGTGAGCGTAGTCAGTGTATTCAGATACAGTAAACTCAACTTTAAAATCTCCCTGAACAGTATCAGCTGTAGCAAGTGTAACTATATCAGCATTATCAACATAGAGGTAAATACTCGTTACACCAGCACCACCTGCTACATTCCCAGATAATGTCCACTTTAGAGTTTTCCCTGCACAAAAGGTATCGTCACTTAAAGTTATACTAGAACCTGTAACATCTTCAGTACCAGCATCTGTTTCGGTAGTTGCAGTAAATCCCTGGGAAATAACTAATGGAATTGCCCCGTTGTTTGCTCCTACATCTGGTTGATACATAGTTCCATTTTCTTTAAATCCAGTACCTAAAGGTGGAGCAGAAAAGGTTAGTGAACTATCCCCATCCGTAGTCATGGCTTCATAAAATTGATGAGCCTGGGGATTGTCTGTCCTTGTGGTTGAAAGACTAGCCCCAGATACATTACCAGTAGCTGCTACTGTAGTAGACGCAGTTACCGAGGTAAAAGCTCCCGTTGATGCTATGGTTGAACCAATAGGTGTACTTTGAAGTGATGGTAATATCCACTCTCCATTACCATAAACAGTTCCAATAGCAGTCGTATAGTTATAGAACATGACAGGAGTTTCGGCTGCTCCTAACGCCTGCCACCCAGTACCGTTCTTCTTACCACCACGAATAACGACAGCAGGGTAACTGTCAGTAGGATCAGTAGCTCCTATAATACCGGTCAACCTTAAAGCTCCAGACTGATTTGCTTCAGTCATACCATAGAGATCAAATCCTCCAGAAGCTCCAATCTGAAAGGCAGCCATATAGTCAGCAGTTGGAGCGATAGAAGTCATTCCATGAGTTACATCAGCCCCGTATAGATATTCATCAGTGAATGTAGCTGTATCAGGTGTAGTAGCTCCTATCTCTCCTGGCTCTGAGAGATCAACAGATCCTCCTCCTCCTCCAATCATTCCTCCTCCTATTTGCCCATAAGAATAAGGACATACCAATAGGAATAAGAATATGATGAATAGATAAATAAATCTTTTCATTATAATCCTCCTATGCTCTAGAAGCAAACTTATAAGTTACTTTTAACGATGCAGCTAAAGTTACTTTTATAGCTCTAAAGTTAACTATATCAGCTGGATTCTTTATGGTAAGGTTCTGCCCCTTTTCTAGAAGATGTCCTATTAATGCTGTTGGAGTAGTCCCATCCAAAGTAAATCTAATATCATCAGTCTCCAACGTACAAAGAACTTCTTGACACACTTTGCCCAAGAAGTTCCCTGATGTAGGTTTGATCTTTGTAGCTGTAAAACCTATAACTGTATCTACAGTTAAAGCCTCATATCCACCTGAGATATATCCACCTTCTATTATAATATCGCTCATGATGATCTCCTCTATGGAAAATAATTTTACATAGGTCATATGTCAATAACTTGACCACTCTCCTTAGCCCGTTTCTTAATATCCTCGATATCTTGAGCTGTGAAATGTCCATGTAGATGTAGGTTGGCTCCAGGTTTTTTGTGCTGGATAACCAGCTCTATCAAGCCAGCGTTCTGCAGTAGCTACTGTAAGGGAAGGAGAAACTAGGGATCCTACTGTATCAGGTTTACGATCTATAACGTCCTCCAGTACCTCCAAAACCTTAGGAAGTTTAGCTTTTATTCTAGCCATCACGTCTATAACTTCGCAATCTCTAGCTCCCTGCATAAGCTCCATTTTATCCTTGACAACTTGGGAGTTGCGGGTGTAAGAAACAGTAGCTTCACTGATCCCTAAACGTTCTGCTATTTCAGTATTTTTGAGGCCCAGAAGGACTAGGCGAGAAATCTCGTGGTGAATGTCCCACATCTTGGACACCTCGAAGGTTCTGCGGTCAGAAGGAGGAACCGTGCGTAGATCTGGGCCTCTATTCCCATCGAAATACTTATACTTACTATTACCATTACTTCCCATTATTTCTTCCTACCTCCTCTATCTGGCTTAAACCCATGCTTGACAGCTTCAGCTACCCTCTCAAAATTCTCCCGCTTTTTAGATGATTTAAACTTCCTTACAGAGCCATCGCTCATTTTTAACCTATTACCCTGAGTTTAGTCATAACACCCTCCTTATTATAAACCCATTTTAACACACAATTACTTAGCTGTCAAGTCAAATTTTTGTGGAAATAACTCCAGTAAAGTACCCACAGTACCCATTAGTACTTCCTATGGTAAATTTTTTACCATAGAGGACCTCGTCCTCCTCGTGGTGGACGTTAGTCCATTCCACAAAATTGTGGTAATAGGAAAACTGGACATAATCTAAAACTGCCTTATGGCGCGAAAAATTTCTACATTTCCCCCTTTGAGTTGTGCAAATGACACACTCAGTTGTCCTAATGACAAAATATGCAATGAAAACAACGAGTTGTAAAATAACTGTTGACATTCACAAAAATCACTGGTAAAATGTGAACCATGAAATCGAAATGGTTTCTATGTCATACATACGTAGTATGATATTGTTCTTTGACAATTGAATAGTAAACCGTCCAAGTTCTCCATGATACCACAAACATAGAAAGCGAGGTTGTCATGGAAACAATCAAAATACAGACCAATTCACTAAAGGGCGGAGATCTACCAGAGGACTTCACCATAGTCGATCCGATTATAGTCCTCGAGAACGACACTCCAGAACAGTTCCCAAAGGGAGATATGTTGACACTGTTTATCGAAGGTGCGAGAGTACGAGCGCAAAGAGTACTGCGGGCAAAAGGCGTTGCATATCTAAAAGGGAAGAAAGAATTCACACTCAAGATGTCGGAACTGTTCGAGCGTAGGTCTACCGTGAAAGTACTAACACCTGACGAGTACGTGGACATGATATTGAAGAGTGGCGATAAGAAAGCTATCGCTGAACTCGAAGAAAAATTGGCAAAAGCAAAAAAGTAATACTAATCGGAGAACTGGACGGTAAACTATTCAAAACAACACTATAACAAACGAGGTATAAAATGTATACAGTGGAAACAGGTATAGGATCAATCAATCCTAAGAGCATAGACGATTTAATAGAGTGGATAAGAATTACAGATACATTCTTCGATAGTTTTGAGATGTCTATTACCAAAACTAAAGAATAAACTCTCCAAATCTTTCATTCCAACTCCTTGACATTGTTTGGGAGTTGTGGTATAATAACAGTAAACACTAATAAAAGGATAAAACTATGAAACGCTATTCCTATTCAACTACGTCTTATGACTACGCACAAACTGGGGCTATATTCTTAATGGGATATCTTATTAGTTTTAGTTATCGTAGCGAGAATCGAGGTGGAACGAGATGGTATGTCCTAACTGTTATCTTCGAGAACGAAGAGGATGCCAATAAACTATGGAGACTACTTAATGACACTATAGGGAATATAGGTGCGTTTAGTTTTGGGCATAGGAGATAACAATGAAGAGGGCCGAGGTGGATATGGAGTTGTCAAGGTAGTACTACGACCATAGATGATGTAAATGTGGAATCCCTAACCCTAGGGCTTTAGTCCTTAGTTGCTAGTTGGGGGGGTGGTATGGGAAATACATTTTACCATAGATGAACATATAAGAATGGGTGTAACTACTCTTTTCTTCTAAAAAAAAAAAATAAATAAAAAAAAATAAGAAGAAAGAAATAGAATAACATTATCTACGTAAATATTCATCTATGGTAAATTTCATTAATTGAAGCGAGGTGGGGACTAGCAACTAAGGACTAACCACTAAACACAGGAGATTAGTATTTCCACAAAATATTACATTTACAAATGTAATTAGTTGTGGTATAATTAATAATATAGAGAGTGAGGTACTAGATGGTAGAACTAACAACAGAGCAGAGAGAGGCAGTAAACAAAGGTATAAATGCTATCGCAGATATTTATAGGCAGTTAATGTGGGAGTGGGATTGGAAGTATGTGAAGGAGTATAACGGGGCTACAGAGAATGGAGATGGGATACTACGGGTTACAAAGTATAATGGAGTAGCGCACGAAGGTAGGTTTATTTAATAATAGAGAAAGTGAGGTACTAGATGGAAATATTAGATTATAACTGGGCTATATATGATTACTGTCTTTACTGGCAGATGTGGCATAGTTATCCTCATGACTTGGATGGTAGAGGATATACAAAGTATAACGAGAAAATATAAGGAGTAATTATGAGTGGTATAACTATTAAAATCAGACTAAGTTACAATGACTTAGAAGATTTAGAGGTTATAAATGAGTGGGCTAGAAAGAAACTATCTATATCCTCAGGAAGTAAACAGCAGACTATACAGATAGCTACAGAGATAGTAGCTAAACATGCTAGGAAGGAGTTGGGATATGAGTAATACACCAAGAAATGATAGCACGTTAGAGGTTAGTTGTAAACGGACTATGCTGGCTAATCTTACGAAGTGGTATGTACTAAATTATGGAAGAAATCCCAAGAGTAAAGCGGATTTACTACGAACGGTTCTGGAGGAAGCAGAGCGGGCGATTATAGTTGATGGAGTTATAGAGCCGGTTGGGAGTATTGAGGAAGCTCAGGCGGTGTTAGGAGAAGCAGGGCTATACGAGTTGAATAGGTTGGGGAAGATGAGTAAGGGGTTGAGTATAAATATTAGGGCCGAGAAGAACAGGAACAAGTATTCTCCTGAGGATATTATTAGTGGAGCAAAACAGTTTCTCGATGATATGAGGAAGAAAGAAGAGGTAAAGATTAAGGAACAGGATTACTCGGCCGAGAATCTACGCAAACAACTTGGGACGGTGCCGGAGGGGATAGTGGTGAAAACAGATGAACGGAGTGAGTAGTATAAATAGTAATAGTATTATCGTCTATGGTAAATATTTTACCATAGATGAGCAACAAACTCTTAAAGAGTTTTGGTGCAACTACTTGACAAACCATTATAGTTATGGTATAATGTGGGTATAATAGTTAATATTAATAATTCTTTTGGAGGATATTATGACCTACAAACAATTAGTTAAAAAGTTTGAGGATATTGAGGGAACCTTTCTCACATAACGTAGCCTATACAGACAACCCAAGTTGGTGGGAAGGATACGCATCAGCACTCGTTGATACAGAGCAAATAACAGAAAAAATATTCGATAGATTTATAGAGTTTCTAAAAACCAGAACATAGTGAAGTATAAGCATAAGGAAGGAGGTGATAAAATGACTATGGAGTTTATAGCTATTTGGTTCTTCGGGACGATAGGAGTTATGATGGGAGTTCTGGCAGGGAATCTATGGCTGGATAGAATCAGCCGTAGGAAGAGGACAAGAAAAATAATTCTTAGAAGGTTGAAGGAGGTATAGCATGTGGATAGAAGTCCAACCTCCAGCCGAGATGGCTGGGCTATCTCCGGACGAGGTAGTAGAAATGGCAATAGAGAAGCTCAAAGAGCTTCATAAGAAGATAAGGGTTTTAGAGGAGCAACTGGCTCCTCTCAATAAAGAGTTTCTGTTCTGGTGGAAACTCAAGAAACAGGAGTTGTTAAAGAAAACTCCCATAACTAAGGTTCCAGAGGGAGTATCAGCGAGGGATAGGGAGGTATCGTGGAGGTTAAAACAGGTAGATATTGAGTCCTTCGTCAGCCAGATGAGCGATGAAAGTAGAATGGCGTTACTAACAAAACTTCAAGAAAGGAGCAAGGAACTATAATGGGAATGATAACAGCAGTAGTAACTGTACTCCCTCAGTGTAGTTTCTGCAATGAAGTAGCTCACTATGATTTTAGAACTTATAATGGTAGTTGGGCTTATGGATGTGAGAAACATTGGAGAGGGTATAGAGCAACTGAAGGATTGGGACTGGGAGAAGGGCAACTTCTCATTAGTGCCAAGGAGATTAGGAAAATGCACGAATATATAGTAAGAAAGAAGGTGGAATATGAAGAGGCTTTTATTTCTACTTGGACTGAAGAAAGTTGATCTACTGGATGTTCCTCTGGAAAGAAGGTTACTAATAAACTATTTAATCAGGTTTAATAGGAGGAATATACTATGGAATGGGAGAATCATAGAGAACTAACTCCTCAGGAGAAGATAGATATTCTTATGGGAGTTGGAAAGTATAAGCAAGCGGCTACTATAGCCGAGGAACTTGGGAGGAGGATAGAGATTAAGGATAGTAGAGGAACCATGTATAGAATAGCTCCTGATGGGTCAGTTAGACGGTTAGTCAGTAAAAGAAGAAGAGGACGTTAATCTTTGGTAAAATTTTTACCATAGGAGAATAGTATGATAAGGAAATATATGTATTTGGTAAGATTGTGGAGGTAGAGTTTAGCTATGAAGAACCAGAGAGAGGTTCTAACTACATAGGTGGTTATGAGGTTTATGAGATAGACGACATTCCGTCTCACTTCTTTACCAATGATTATATATCTGAAGTAATTAGACGTTTAGAAGAACTGAGGAGTGCAAGGTGATATATTTCCACAAATTATTACATTGACCAGCAAGCCAAGTTATGTTAATATGGTTATTAATCAGTTAAAGGTTTAATATAGTTTGGAGAAAGGAGGTCTGTGCGGAATACCTATAAAACAGTTTAATTGTGTCTATAGTATTATAAACTAATTATTAAGAAAAGGAGAAAAATTATGGCTATGACAGAAATTACAGCAAAAAGAAAATAGGAGATGTAGACAAGGTCGCAACTATAGTGTATGACTTCGGGGCTAATCTGAAAGAGATGGCTAGTAAGTTCGGTGAAGAGGTAGTGTTCACTAACGCCCGAGGCTCGTTTGTTATTACAGCTCAGGCAATCATGAGGAAAGCTCTAGAGACTGGTAAGTCTCAGGAAGAAGTTGCAGCCAAGATGAGTGCTTGGAAACCTGGTATTGCTATCGCCCGTACAGTTGATCCCGCAGCTGCACTGGTAGCTCAGTGGACTTCTTACACTCCGGAGAAACAGCAGGAGATCCTGGCTGCTCTCAAAGGTAGGAAGTAGACTGTTAAATTAAGAGTTGGGGAGGTTATTCCTCCCCTCTCTTTTTGTCTTCTTAATGCCACAATTTTGAGTTATTATAAGAACTATAAGGAGAACAAGGAATGAGGAATAATCCCTTTCTAAACACCAGACTGAAGATAGCTATACTTAATAGACATAAGTTAGTAAAAGTAGTAGCTAAAGAGACTGGAATAGGATACTCACAACTATCACACCTAATATCAGGAAGACGCAGACCTACTAAAGAGCAGAAAAGGATACTATCTAAGTATCTAAAGACCACCCAGAAAAGTATATTCCCAAGTAACCATCCTTATATGCCTAAAGGCTTATCAGTAAGAAGATATATTATAAGTGGATTAGGAATACAGAAAAAACTAAATTTAGAATAAGGAGAACTGCTATGGCAGAACGAAAAGGGATTCAACTATGTTATCCATTCGATGAGAAACGTCTCAATAAATGGAGACTTCCATATATAGTCCAGCCTAAATTAGATGGTGAGAGATGTAGAGCAAAAATCTATGGAAAAGGTTACTTATATAATACCTTGATAAAGTAGTTTTACTCTCCTCATCAGAACAAGAAATAACCTCTGTCCCGCATATAAATGAAGAGTTACTAAAGTTTGCTATTCCAGGAAAAATGATAGAGTTAGATGGTGAACTCTATAATCACCACCTAAGTTTTGAGGAAATCTCCTCAAGAGTCTCTCGTACAGTTAATATCCACCCAGAGTCTGAGGACATTTACTATCATGTCTTTGACCAGGTAAATAATTATCCTCAATGGGAAAGGCTTCTGCAACTCAAAGTCATGTTGAAGTCAGCTCCTGAGCATATAGTAAAAGTTCCCGAGAGAATAGGTATTGACCTAGACGAGGTTATGGAGATCTATAACTTTATTCTAGCTTGTGGATTTGAAGGAATTGTCGTTAGAAACTTCTTTTCTCTTTATGAGAGAAAACGTTCTACTAACGTTATGAAGTTCAAACCTAAGAAAGATGATTTCTATAAAATCGTGGGCTGGGAACAAATGATAGATAAAAATGGTTTAGCTAAAGAAATGTTAGGTGCTCTTGTGCTTACCTCTGATGAGGGAACTATATTCTCAGTAGGTAGTGGTATGACTGATGAGTTTCGCAGAAGGTGGTGGCCTAAGGAAGAAGCAACTAAACTGCTTGGTAGGATTTGTCATATCCAGTACCAACATCTAACCACAGGTAAAATTCCTAGATTTCCTGTATTCGTGGAGGTAGTAGAGATATGAAAATAACTATAGCAACGATCATCTATATAATAATAGTAATAATATTAGTATTTTACTTTGGATAACTATATGACTAAAGTCTACATAGTAAATCGTGGAGGACATGACCACTCAGATGCCGAGAGATTTGGCGAACTTGTCTATCTCTCTGAGGGTGTAATGTCTCGTTATGGAACAACTCAGATATATAGACTATTCGCTGAGAAACTAAAGGATTCCTCTCCAGATGATTATATACTTCCTACAGGATTAAGTACTATGGGACATATAGCCTGTAGTATATT